CCTTAGATAAAGGTGGAGATAACTTTAAAAAACTATATGAAAGCTCAGATGTTACAAAAAGAAACGCCAATGGACAGACTCGCTCAGGATTATATAGTTTGTTCATACCTATGGAATGGAACTACGAAGGATACATTAACACTTATGGGTTACCTGTATTCGAAACACCCAAAACCCCAGATGAGGACCCTCATGGACAAAAAATAAAACTAGGTGTATTAGATTATTGGAAAAATGAAGTAGATGGGTTAAGTGAAGATCAAGATGCTTTAAATGAATTTTATAGACAATTCCCTAGAACTACTAAACACGCATTTAGAGACGAGTCTAAAAACTCTCTTTTTAATTTAACTAAGATATACCAACAAATAGATTGGAATGCCGATATTAGACACAGTAGTGTTATAACACAAGGATCTTTTCAATGGGTTGGAGGAATAAAAGATACAGAAGTAATATTTGTTCCAAATAAAAATGGTAGATTTTTTGTTTCTTGGGTTCCACCTGCTAGATTACAGAATAATATTATAAAAAAATTAGGGAAAAAATATCCAGCTAATGAAACTTTAGGAGCATTTGGCTGTGACCCTTATGATATATCCGGCACAGTTGATGGTAGAGGCTCAAATGGATCTTTACATGGTTTAACTAAATTTAGTATGGAAGATGTTCCTCCACACCATTTTTTCTTAGAATATATTGCTAGACCACAAACAGCAGAAACCTTTTTTGAAGATGTATTAATGGCTTGTATATTCTATGGAATGCCAATATTATGTGAAAATAATAAACCTAGATTATTATATCATTTTAAAAGAAGAGGATACAGAGGTTATGCAATGAATAGACCAGATAAAATATATAATAAATTATCTGTTACTGAAAGAGAAATTGGTGGTATACCCAACTCAAGCCAAGATATTATACAAGCACATGCTGCGGCAATCGAATCTTATATAGAAGAACATGTAGGATTAAAAGAAGAAGGAAACTACGGAGATGTGTATTTCCAACGAACATTAGAAGATTGGAGTAGATTTAATGTGAATAACAGAACTAAGCATGATGCCTCGATTAGTTCGGGATTAGCAATTATGGCATGCAATAAAAATAAGTATAGACCAATTCCTAAGCTTATAAAACAAGAATACGATTTAGGAATTAAAAGATACGACAATACAGGAGCACTATCCAAAATTATACAATAAATGAAGATAAACTATAATACTAATAGTCCTTTTCCGAGTCAAGTAGTAAGTGACGCAGAGAAATCAAGCTGGGAATATGGAGAACAAGTAGCTAGAGCTATTGAATACGAGTGGTTTAATCAGGGTCGTACTAATGGTAACAGATATTTAACTACATGGAATAACTATAATAGATTACGGTTATATGCAAGAGGAGAACAGCCTACTCAAAAATATAAAGATGAATTATCTATTAATGGTGATTTATCCTATCTTAATTTAGATTGGAAACCTGTTCCTATTATATCTAAATTTGTAGATATATTGACTAATGGAATTTCTGCTAAAGATTATGATATAAATGCATATGCCCAAGACCCAGAATCTTTAACTAAAAGAACAAGTTATGCTAAAATGTTAGCAGAAGATATATTTGCTAAAGATACGATGAAGCAGATTACTGATCAGCTTGGTTCTGATTTATCGCGTACTAGTATATCACAAGAAGAATTGCCTACTACAAAAGAAGAATTAGAGCTTCATATGCAATTAAGCTACAAACAAGCTATAGAAATTGCAGAAGAAGAAGCGATTAATCAAATATTAGATCAAAATAGATTTGATTTAATCAAACGCAGAATGAATTATGATTTAGTAACTTGTGGAATTGCTGCATCTAAAACTAATTTTAATTTAGCCAATGGAATAACAGTTGATTATGTTGATCCAGCTTATATGATTTATTCTTACACAGAAGACCCAAATTTTGAAGATATATATTATGTAGGGGAAGTGAAAGCTGTTACAATTCCAGAACTTAAAAAGCAATTTCCTAATATTCCAAATGAAGAATTAGAAAAAATCCAACAACAAAAAGGAAATAGAAATTATTTATATGGTAATGGAGCATTTGATGAGAATTCAATTCAAGTATTATATTTTGAATATAAAACATATAGTGATCAAGTATTTAAAATAAAAGAAACGCCTTATGGGTTAAAAAAAGCTTTAGAAAAACCCGACACTTTTAATCCACCAGTAAATGATAATTTTGAAAGAGTTGGTAGAACTATAGAGGTTTTATATAAAGGAGTTAAAGTTTTAGGAACTAATACTATGTTGCAATGGGAAATGGCAGAAAACATGACTAGGCCTTTTGCTGATACTACTAAAGTAGAAATGAATTATGCTATTTGTGCGCCTCGAATGTATAAAGGGCGTATTGATTCTATTGTAAGTCGAATTACTGGGTTTGCTGATATGATTCAGTTAACACATTTAAAACTTCAACAAGTTATAGCTAGAATAGTACCGGATGGTGTATTTTTAGATATGGATGGTTTGGCAGAAGTTGATTTAGGTAATGGTACAAATTATAATCCAGCTGAAGCTTTAAATATGTATTTCCAAACTGGTTCAGTTGTGGGTAGATCTTTAACACAGGATGGTGAATTAAATAGAGGAAAAATACCCGTACAAGAATTGGCTACTAATTCAGGACAAGCAAAGATTCAAAGTTTAATTCAAACATATAATTATTATTTACAAATGATAAGAGATGTGACCGGATTAAATGAAGCTAGAGATGGTAGTTTGCCAGATAGAGATACTTTAGTTGGTCTTCAAAAAATTGCAGCACAACAATCTAATATAGCTACTAAGCATGTTAATAATGCTAGTTTATGGTTAACCCTAAGAATCTGTGAAAATATTGCTAAGAAAATTGGTGATATGCTAGAATATCCATTAACGGCTAATGCATTAAAACAAAGTATTTCTACTTTTGACGCAGAAACCTTAAGAGAAATTGACCATTTATCCTTACATGATTTTGGTATATTTTTAGATTTAGAACCTGATGAAGAAGAAAAAGCTACATTAGAACAAAATATTCAAGTGGCTTTATCAGGAGGTGGTATCGATTTAGAAGATGCAATAGATATTAGACAGATACGTAATTTAAAATTGGCTAATCAATTATTAAAACAAAAACGTAAACAAAAACAACAACGCGACCAGCAAATACAAGAACGTCAGATTCAATTAACTGCGGCTGCAAATGCAGATGCAGCAGAAAAAGCAGCTGAAGTAGAATTACAAAAACAACAAGCATTAGCTGAAAAAGAATTACAAATTGAACAAGGTAAGTCTCAATTTGAAATTCAAAGAATGCAAACTGAAGCAGAAATTAAACGTCAATTAATGGCAGAGGAATTTAATTATCAATTGCAATTAGAGCAAATGAAAATGCAAGCAGACCAGCAAAAAGAAAAAGATATAGAAGATAGAAAAGACAAAAGAGTTAAAATCCAGGGATCACAACAAAGTGATATGATAGATCAAAGAAACAATGATTTATTACCTATAGATTTTGAAAACAAAGGCCAAGAAGGAATGTTTCCTACGGCTTAATTATTAATTATTTAATTATATTTTATTATGGCAGAACAAAAAGCGGCCGTCGAGGTCAAGCAAGAAGGTGACTTTAAAATAAAGTCAAAACCTAAAAAAATGAAGGACTTAGGAAGTAAGTCAAAAAATGAAGTAGTAAAAGTAGATTTAACTAAACCAGTAACAGATGAGGTAAAATCAAATGTTATTAAGGTAGATTTAACAAAACCAAAAACAGATGCCGTTCAAGAGCAAAAAACAGAGACAGTGGATGTGGATAAACGAGCCGGAGATGGCGAGAAAGTGGACACAGGAACACGGGTCAGCGATACAAAGGAAGAGCCCGTTGCAGAAGTTGAGGTGCAAACTCCGATCGAAGAAATAATTGAAGAGGTTGTAGAAACTACTCCAGAAAAAATTGAAAATATTCAAGAGGTAACTAAGGAGCCTGTTGTGGCAACACAACAACTCCCACAAAACGTTGATAAACTTGTAAAGTTTATGGATGAAACAGGTGGGACAGTAGAGGACTATGTTAAACTCAATAGAGATTATGATAAATTAGATGATAATTCTTTATTACATGAATATTATAACCAAACAAAACCTCATTTATCACAAGATGAAATTAACTTTTTAATTGAAGATAAATTTCAAGTAGATGAGGATGTAGACGAACAAAGAGATATACGTAGAAAAAAGCTAGCTTATAAAGAAGAAGTTGCTTTTGCGAAAAAGGATTTAGAAAGTTTAAAAAATAAGTATTATGCTGATATTAAACAACGTCCCGGAGTAACACAAGAACAACAAAAAGCCACAGATTTTTTCAATCGTTATAATAAACAGCAAGAAACTATAAAGCAAAGTCATGAAGCGTTTCAAAAACGGACCGAAGATTTATTTGATACAGAATTCAAAGGTTTTGATTATTCTGTAGGTGAAAAGAAATTTAGGTATAAAGTTCAAGATCCTTCAAAAATAGCTAAGAGTCAATCTGATATTAATAATTTTATTAACAAATTTGTTGATAAAGAAGGAAATATCAATGATACTCCAGGTTATCATAAAGCTTTATATGCTGCTATGAATGCTGACAAATTAGCAAGTCACTTTTATGAACAAGGGAAAGCTGATGGTGTTAAAGACATGGTCAAGCAATCCAAGAACCCAGCTAAAGATGCGCCGAGGCAAGTTGCCCAAGGGGACGTGTTTATAGATGGATTAAAGGTGAGAGCTATAAGTGGAACAGATTCATCAAAATTGAAAATTAAACGAACATTTAACAATTAAAATTTAAAATTATGCCTTTAAATCCCCAATTTGGAACGATAATCCCTAGTCAGGTACAACAAATACTTGCTACGAATTATTTAAATTTTGCTGGAGGTGGAGTAACATTCGCACAGCAATATTTACCAGAAATCTACGAACAAGAGGTTGAAAGATACGGTAATAGAACTTTATCTGGATTCTTAAGAATGGTAGGTGCGGAGCTTCCAATGACAAGTGACCAAGTAATCTGGTCAGAACAAAATAGATTACATATTGCTTATGATAACTGTACGTTTGCAGCTCCTGGTGTAGGTGCGGCTAACGCTATTACTATACCGGCTGGTGTAACTAAC